CGGAACGGTCAGTTCGTCGGTGAGTGGAATGACACCAACAGCATTGCGGCCAAGGGGCCTAACTACCGCTCGATGACGGTTCGAGTCGATGCGTCCAAGGACATCCTTGGGCCACGGCGATTCTCGCCCGCACTCGATTACGTCGAGTGCAGCTAGTTCCGCGCACCCCAGTTACCCGGCCCGCGACGGTGCCGATTCCAGACGTCGATAGTTTCCTCGGACCAGCCGCGGTACTTACCGATCCGGGCATCTTCTTCCGGGAGGGCGTACTTGGTGAGTGACGATGCGCCTTTGAGTCCGAGAAACTCCGCTACTTCGGATATTCCCATGTAGTGAACTGTTCGGCGACGGGTCAGCGTCGGCGGCTTCTTCCAGTTACCCGGACCACGCCGGTTCGCGTTCCACTTTGTGATGGTGTCCTGGTGCCAGCCACGGTAGGTGCCGATGCGGATATCTTCCACGGGGAGGCTGTACTTCGTCAGCGATGCAGCGTTCTTGAGTCCCAGGTATTTCGCTACCTCATTGGAGCTTAGGCACTGCACTACCTTCTTGCGGTGTGCAGTTGCGGTGGCGCTCACCGGGGTCTCCTTTAGCTGCGTGGTGGTTGGCGGTCACCTACGAGTATAGGCAGTATTAGGCCGCTGTCGACCGCAGCACGGCCAATCACGGCGCGTTGCCACTCTAAGCGTGGATCGTTGTTGACCGGCATCTCGAAAGGTTCATTTTCTGTAGCCTGAGCACTCTCGGCAACTTCGACGGCTTTCTGGACATCGCGATCAAAGGTGGCAACCACATGCACGACACTGTCGAGCAAGCCGGGTGGGCAGGCGCGTCTACCGTTCTCGATGTCGACGAAACTCTTTTCGCCCATACCGATCTTCAACGCCATGCTGCGTGGGCTGAGTCCGATGTAGTTGCGATGCGCGCGGATCAGCTCACCGAGACCTTCGGTGTAGGCCGGTGGTCGTTTGTCTGGCACGTCGTCTCCTCGTAGACACGACGACCCCGACGTTCGTGGCTGGGGCGGGCCAACAAACATCGGGGTCGGGGGATCGCACAAAGCTACCACCCGCGTTTGGCCGTACATATGGGACCGATACCGGCCTCGATGCTGGTTTCGTCGGTTAGTTCCAGACCGCAGCACATGCAGATCCCGTAGAGCTTCCCCAGCTCCGCGCAGCGATGCTGGTCGTCGTCGATCCGTTTGCCGGTGGCCCGCACCTCACGGAGCATTCCCACTGCCATGTCGAACTTGCGGGTCTCGGTGTTAAGGACTTTGCCGTACTGATGTCCGGAGCCGTGGACGGCGTGGATCACCTTGATGATCCGGCCGTCGGCGATCTCGTAGAAGCCGTCCTCAATCTCAACGGCATCTGGTCCGCCGACATGTGATCGCACTGCGTCCACAGCGTCCTGGTGAGCGTGCAGATACGCCTTGGTCTCTTCGATACGTGCACTAGCACCCGACTTGCTCAAGCGATCCAGTAGGGCGTCGATCTCCTCGGATGCCTCGGCCTCGGGCTTTCCCCGCAACTGAGCCTTTCTCAGAAGCAGCTCACGCAGATAACTGCGCTGGCGGTCGGTGATGGGGTCGACGTCAATGCCGGACGCGGGAGCTGTCATGGCGGCGAACGGTGATTGCATTTCTCGGTCCTTTCCGATTGGGCGGGTTCAGTCCCTACCTCTGATTCAATAATACCTACAGTTCTAGGTATTTATTCTGGTTTACGCGATAAATACGACAAGGGGAACGGCCACGGCCGAACCCAGGGTGATCACGCCGAATAAGGTCATGAGCCGTCCATCGTTCGGGCAGCACATCAGGCCGATGAGTCCGAGCGTGAACACGCCCACGCACGTGGTCATGCCGCATCAACGCATACATCGACGAGCGCATAAGGGATAGGTGTGTCGGGATCGCGGAGGGATTCGGCCCATGCGATATGCCGTTTGGCCTCAACCAATCTGGCGATCTTGCGGCGCCGGTTCCAGCTGATCAGAGTCCCGATCATCGACCCACCACCAGGTCGGCTGGGACGTGGTTTGGGTTCGGCTCGATCGGTCCGACGTAGGGCTCGGGTTCGATGTAGCCCTCGTCGCTCGGTGCGTACGAGAGATGGCTGACCATAGGTTCTTTCCTGTTCCGGCGGGTTCATTCCCGCCTCGTGAAAACTGTTGGGCCACCGGGGCCGTCGGGCCCCGGTGGGTACATCCCCTTGTTCCGCGCTGTAACCGCCGACGCGGCGCTGCAGCTGCGCGGAGACACCTATGGCGCGATGGCCTCCACGACCGATAGACCCTCATTCATCGCAAAAGTGCGCAAGCTGTACTTCTCGTGGTCCTTCGGTGGGGCACCGTTGCGCACCTCGGCGTATCGGTGCGCCTGGGCATCCCACGTCCGTTGGGCTGTGATCAATGCTCTGTCCTGTTCGTCTGCGGACTTGGCGCGGTAGAGATCCACCCGGCTTCCCTGGTGATCGATGTCACCGACTCCGGCAGCCGCCCGCGTGAATTCCGCGAAGGCCGCGGTGATATCGGGATCGTCGACGAATTCACTGGTGTAGAACGTCGCCATCAGTGACCGCCGGGTGTGATCGGGGAGATCGCTGACGGATTCGGGACGTGCCATACGTGGTTCCTTCCACTATCGGGGCGGGTTCTGTCCCTGCCCTCTGACATACAGATACTACCTATAACAATTGGTAGTGTCAACTGGGAATGTCGTGCACGGTCGATACCTACCGTCTGCGCTGTGCCTCGGTTCCTCCCGCTCAAGACGGGTTCGTTCCGGTGGGGCTCCGGTTTCGGGCCTCGCTGGGGGACAAGGCATCTCGGCCAGGATTTCGAGGCCGCTGACGGTACTGCGATCTACGCCGCGCAGGGTGGTGAAGTCGCCTACATAGGCGCCGCCACGGGTTTCGGGCAGTGGATCGTCCTCGACCACCCGGCCGCCGAGGGCGCGGGCACCACGGTGTACGGCCACATGTGGAACGCCTTCGCAACGGGCCTCAAACAGGGCGACTGGGTGAAGGCGGGTCAGCTGATCGGTTACGTCGGCGCGAACGGCCAATCCACTGGCCCGCACCTGCATTTCGAGGTCCACCCAACGGTGTGGCGGGCCGGTTCCCAGATCGACCCGCGTCCATGGCTGGTCGGCGCACTCAACCCAGGAGGAAACGTGGGCGTCTCAGGCGATCCCATCTGGCTCGAAGATGTTCTTCGTCCGGCGCTCGGCGACCGGCTACGCACACTGTCTGGATGGAAGACCGACGGCGTCGGCGGCACCATGGGAACGATCTGGGGCGTCATCTGGCATCACACCGGAAACGCCGCTGAGAAGCCAGAATCGATCAGCAAGGGCCGCCCGGACCTCCCCGGCCCGCTCGCTCAGATCCACATCGCGCCGGACGGAATCGTCACCGTCGTGGCGGTCGGTCCGTGCAACCATGCTGGCCGCGGCTCTTGGCCGGGGCTGCCCACGGACAATGCCAACGCGTACACGATCGGCATCGAATGCGCCTATCCGCGTGACACCTCGCTGACCGAGGAAACGATCGCGCGCGAGCCGTGGCCCGCTGCCCAGATTATCTCAATGCGCGATGTCGGCGCCGCCCTGACCAAGCATCTACAGGTGCCGGTGTCGCACAACATCTCCCACGCAGAATGGGCGCGGTTCGGGCCTGCTGGCGTGCGCCAATACAAATGGGATCCGGGCAACCTCGACATGGACTGGTTTCGAGGCGAGATCCAGAAGGACATGGACGGATACCAGTTCCCTGGCGAGACGCCGACGACCACACTGCCCACTTCGCCGGATTTTCCGCGCGAGATCTGGGACCAGCTGCGCATCGAGTGGCCGCAGCTAGGTGGTCGCACGCTCGTCAACGCGGTCGCAGTCATCGGAAAGCACCTGGGCATCGACGGCTTTGCCCCCATCGGAAAGGACGCATCATGACCTGGACCCCACCCGACGAGATCGGCGAACGCGACCCCCTGCTGCCAGCCGCGCGTAAGTACCTGTCCCGGTTCAGCTATGGCGCCAAGCTCAAGGGCACGACCAGCGACGTGATCGACGCCGACTATCTGGAGGCGCAGCGTCAGTTCAAGAACAACCGGCACACCGAGGTGGTCAAGGGGTACAAGCCGGGACCGGACCTTGACCCGAACAGTCCGGCCTTTGATTGGGCGACCAAGACGCAAATGCTGCTGATCGGTGCCACTGAGGTCCCGCCGGGCACACAGCCCTACTACGCGTTGAGCTGGACCGGAACGTGGGGGCACTGGGACAACGGATTCGGCTGGGACACCATGCAACTGCTGGACCCGGAACGATTCGACAAACAGGGTCTCGGATACAACACCAACGCGTTCATGATCGGCGGCGACCCCACGCACAGCTATCTGGACATGATCGAAGACGGCGTGGCCGAGGGCCGCAAGTTCGCGCTACCTGACCGGCGCAAGAAGGTGCTGTTCGGATACTCGGGCGGTGCTGGCTGTCTGGTGGAGTTCCTGAACCGGTGGCCGGCGGACCGGCGCGACGAAATTGCCATGGTCATTCAGTTCGGAGACCCGAACCGGCCCGAGGGCCCGACGCTACTCGGCAATAACCCTGGTGGGCACGGGATCTCCGAGGACTTCCCGCCGGACTGGATTCTGA